CATCGTACTCTTCAAGAATACGCTCAACACCAAAGCTCTTACCAACGCCTGGAGGGCCGCTAACAATTAGACCACGCACAACACCGTTAGCAACAGCGTCAGTCATTTGGTCGAGAATTGCGAAACGCTTACGGATACGATCCATTGCTTCTTCTGGCGTCTCCGCAACCTTCTCTGTTTTCGCAGGAATCATCTGCGTTACAGTTTCGCCTTCAGTAGTAACGTATTCAAACGCATCAGGTCCTTCAAGCAACACGCGAATTGCTCCTTTATCTTCACCGAGAAGCGCACGAGCGTCTACTGTCGCAAACATGCCCTTCTTGCCAATGTTAACTGGCTTAACCATCGGAAAAACAGTGTTAATGATTGGGCTGTTACGGTAACTGCCCTGCTTAATATTAATCAACATAACTTTTTGCTCCCACACAAAAATTTAACTTACTTGTACAGTATAGCAGGATTTAGCGGCTTGTCAACCGAAAATTGCTTCAACTATTGCCCAAAAGACAAACCATGCCCAAACAGCACCAATAATAACTGAAAAAATATCAGCAGTAGCGGGAATAACATCTTTCCAGAAGTACCCAACTAAAACAACCAGTCCAATTATTAGCAGTACAGTGAGCATCGTTTCTTGTCCCTACATACATATAATAGCAGAAACTGGGTATAAGTCAACCGGTTTTTGTTGTTTTTTTGCAACAAAAAACCCTTGTAAATCAATGACTTACAAGGGCTAAAAATCTGTTAAAAATCAATGACTTAGCTTAGTATATTGTACAGCGCATTTCTGTACGTTTTTCTAGTACATTACCCCACTGGTCTTGCACGATAATTGTAATTGGGTCACATTTTTGCTGTTTTACTACAATAACTTCTTTTTCTTTAGGTTTACTTGCTTCGTTTATAATAGCACCTAAAATAACACCACCAATTAATGGTGCTACCCATTTATCACCATGACCGTGATGTCTGGAATTATGATGGTTATAATTTCTATAATGATGGTCTCTGCCGCCTGCTACTGCTGGAGTAGTTACTGCTAGAGCTAAAAATAGTGCAATGATTTGTTTCATATGCTGCTCCTTTATTATTATTTAGTTAATTAAGAGGAATTAAATTTACCTTATTTTCAAAATCTGCGCTTTGTAAATATAAAAAGTTTTGAGATCGACGATCAATTGTTTCTTTATGAATGGTTAAAATATTAGGTTCTAATCGTTTCATTTCATTAACGATCATTTTAGTTCTTTTTTCTAAATCAATTTCACTATCATAACTATGGTCTATAAAATCATCAAAAACATCAAAACCAAATTTACGTAAAAGTGCTACGCTTCCTACACCACTTAGAATTAAAAATAGTTGTTTAGCGTAAATTGCCTTCCATGTTTTTTCTGTTAGGAACTGTTGATCGTGTGTAGTTTCGGTAATAATGTTTAATGCAGTATCTTTATATGCGGGAGAATTTATAGAATAATCGCATACAACTTTATTATATTCAGGATCATTGTTTAACAATATAGGACACAAGTGCAAAACATTGTTGCTAAAAAAATCAAACTCTGATTGATGCAAACTTACATCTTGTTGAAAATACTTGGTCTCCATGTAATTTCGTTGATGATCTTGCATGTCATATAGAAAACTGATAGTAACTCTATCAAGCATTTCTTGCCTAACTAATTCATTTATAAAAATTATTCTGTGTATGCGAGGCAAAGCATTCAATGATGAAAATTTTATTGTAGGTATATTATCGTAGGTTTTTGTTTTTCCATCTGAATACAGCGTATGAAAAAAACTAGAATAGTAATATGATACGTTGTTATTAGTTTCGACTAGTCTGTTAGAGTAACTTGCATCACCTACGATTACATATAAGTGCTGCGTAGGTTTAACTAATAAAGTTTTATAATAATCGATTGCTTCTTGTAGTAATGGATTTTGGCTTAGATCCAAAAAAATGTTATCGTAGCTCTTTATCAAGTCTTTAGTGTTTTCGTCTAATAAGAAAAAAATATTATTGTCATTAACAATAATATAATCTTGATAAAGATTTAGTTTATTACCTATTAACTTTTTTAGGTAACTTCTAGGATTAGTACCTGTATTAAAACGTTCAGCAAAATCTATAATAGGTTTTATTAAGTTCGACATGTTAATTGATTACAATATCTTCCATACCTGCGGTACGTAGTCTTGTAATATGACCAATCTGCCACTGCTTAGTATCAAGTCCTTTCATGATACCTAAGAACTTATTACGTAGTAAACTAAATTGGTTGCATAGGTGAGTAAGTGTAATAACACTTTCCTCACCGTCAACAAACTTCTCTGCATCTCTGCTGCTGAGTTGTCTGTTGTATGCTTCCAAATACTTTCTAAACACCTTGCTACGCTCTTTGCGTAACTCAATATTCAAGTGCTCGAGAATCGCTTCAATCTCTTGTAGCTGATTGAAGCGATGCTCTGTGATGCCGGGTAGGGCAGCACTGGATTTCTCCAGGCTACCCTTAATTGTGCATTCATATCTGGCATTTTCAAGTTCATCTTCAAAGTAGGCAATACAGTCAATGATGTTACCTAAATCGTCGACTACCTTATTATACCAAGTACTCATGCTTAATCCCAGTCAGTGTTGTAATCGTCATCTTCGTCATCTGTATCTAACAAATAATCAAAATGACTTTTAATTGCTGCTTTCATTGCCGAATCAAAACTTTGAAGATGTTCTTCAATATCATCTAAACTTAAATGATCTTCAAATGTTCTAAGAATTGTTTCTGCAAATTCAACTCTATCCTTCTTTGGGACATGTACTTTTACAATATCCCAAATTTCATCGAGAAGTGCAACTTCAGGACTCATCTGCATATTCCTCCGGTGCTGGTTCAAAGTCATCAGCGGAAGCGTCCTCTACAGTATCCTTACTGGCAAGAGGATTACTATTCCACTCGTCAATAATTATCTGTAGCTTGGCGCCGGTCCAGCCTTTTCTGAACTCCTTGATAACTTCGCCAGTAACAGGAGAAGTATAAGATAGCTTGTTACCTTCCTTGGCTAAGATACCCTTTGCTTCAAACATATCCAATAGGCCACTATATGGATCCATGCCTGACTCATACGGAATCTTAATCTGTACGCTTTCGAAAGGCTTGCTGTAACGAGTTTTCATTACCTTACAAGCACTACGAATGCCTCGTACTTCGCTAATCTTGTTGCCGTCCTCATCTTCCTTGAGCTTGAGCTTACGCATTGCAACAACAATACTTGATGCATAGATAAAGCCTTGACCACCCGAAATCTTATCGTCTGGGTCAAACATATCCTGACTTGCATATGTATGGTTGGTTGCAATTAGTGCAATTGGATAAGGAGCAATCTGGTTAACAGTGTTTCTTACCAATGCAGTTAGTGCCTTGGGCTTACGGCCCATGTCACCCTTCATGTCACCTTTCTGGAACTGATCTACGTCAGTTGGAGTGAGTAACATGCCCAAACTGTCAATCACGAAAATTAGCTTGGGTTGGTCTTCGTAGGGTAGGTCACCATAATTGCTTTTGTAGTCCTTCATGAAGTCTGAGATGGCTTTGGCCACATCGTCAATCATGCTAACACTAATACGAAGTAGTTTTTCTGGGCTGGTATCGACATCTAGTGCCTTCAACCATTCTTCATCAAGTGCGTTCTCGGAGTCAAAAAGAACGACTTGACAGCCCGATTGTTGTGCGTGACGCACAATATTGCCGGAACAAATAAATGATTTACCTGAACCTGATTCTCCGGCAAACACACTTACCTTGCCCAGCGGAATACCCTTGTTAAAGTCTCCGCTGATAAGATAGTTTAGTGTGTAATTACCAGTGCTGATCCAATCACGTGGGTCGTGAAAGCCAGCACTGATACCGGTGATGCTTTTAGTTAGACCAGTACGAAACTTGGTCAAATCAAATGGTTTCTGCATATTCTCTCCTTAGGCTTGCTTGCGGTTACGGATCATTGCAAGGATGTCATCGGCTGACTTCTTTGCGCCGTCACTTGCTGCTGGAGCAGGAGAGGGTGCTGCTTCTACCTTTGGTGCTGGAGTTGTATCAAACGGTGCTTCGTCATCTTCTTCTACCGCAGGCTTTGCTACTAGTGTTGGAGCAGGCTTTGCTACTGGAGCACTAGCCTTCTGTAGTGTTGGGCTGGCTGCACCAGCTGGAACTTCTACGCCGTATGGCTTGTAGTAGTTGCCCCAACGTGCTGGATCATAAAGATCGCCATTAACACTTGCTTCAAACATTTCAGCAATAGCCTTATAATGATCAGCAGTTGGGCGAGCTGGGAGGAAGTCATTTAGATTAAATAAGCCAAACTTGTCAATTGCGGCAAGTTCAGTTTCATCTAGACTACGTTCCTTACGAGCCCACTTGGAAGTGCTGTAATCAGCATACTGACCCTTAGTGGTCTTGCTTAGACGGAAGTCTGTACCGTTTAGATAGTCGGTTGGAATATTTTCCATATCTGGATCCATTAGTGCCGACTTAATGATGTTGAAAATCTGAGGACCAATTACGAAACGACGAATTGGATTTTCAGGAGATTCTTCGTTAAGAGGATTTTCTGTAACGAAGCCTTGGAAGATGTATGACTTCTTCTTCCAGTACTTACGGCCCATTTCTTCTAGTGCAGGATCCTTGAACCAAGGACGAACTTCAGTTAGAATTGGACATGTGTCGCCGTACATTTCACCGCATGGTACCTGAATGTTTACAGGCTTGTTTTCACCGCCAACTACACCTGGGAAGGTTAGTCGGATCATCTGACGTTCAACCCAAAAGAAATCATTCTTTTCGTTGCCATCTGGTAGAAAACGGAATGTTGCGGAAGCGCCTTCTTCGATATTCCAGAACGGATAAATTGCGTTATCGCTTTGCGCTTGGTTGTTGTTGGAACCTGGTTTTGATTCCATTGCCGCGAGCTTTGCGCGGATGTCTGCTAATGAGGCCATAATATTTCTCCTTTGCCATATGTGCCATGTTTGTTCTTAATATAAGAACGTTTTTTAAGTTTAATGCCTAGATAGAAAAAAGTCAACACCTTTTTCTAACAATTTTATTTATCTATACAGAACAAAAAGCCCCGTATAATGTTACTTATACAGGGCTCGTTGTTTCAAATGTTTTTTCCGGTTAGTCTACGATGAACTGATCCAAAAACTTTTCGTAACTTTCGGATTCGGTCATTCCTGGAACACTTTTAACTCTTGCTTCATTAGCACATAGTAAGCAACTCTTTACAGTTGTATACTCAAACTGATTGAGTGAGCCGCCTGCGTTTAACTTCTTACTAATGTTCTGAAGATAGTTGCCTAACACTGGATTTTGAGCAGCGTAACCCATTTGTGCTACTTGATGTCCAAGTCTAGCATGTGGTGAAGCAAATTCAATAGTATCGCTTTCGCTTAGTAAGTCTTTGAGATTTTCAAATGACTCATTTGCTACAGCATTAGCAATTGTACTTTCAAAAGATTGCTGTCTGGCCATAGCACGTTTAATGCTATCCATTGCGTTAGCAACACGATCATCAAAGTGAGTTTCAACAAACTTACTTTCTAAGTCAATGCTGTCCTCTAGAATCTCGACACTGTAGCGGTCCTCTAGACTTTCAACGGCTGTTGCATATGTCTTAACACCTGATAGCTTATCAAAAATACCTCTGATGTTTTCAATATTTTCTACAGCCATGCTAACATACTGCTCGTTGTTTTCGTTAACTAGGTTAGCACTACGTACATAGCGCACAAAGTCGCCGAGCTGACGATATTCTTTCGCCATCTCTGTAATTGCTTGACCAGTACTGTCAAACATTTCACCGCCGTTGTGAATATGACGTGCCATTGCGCGAGCAGCTCTTAAACTGTTTTCCTGCATCTTAAACTTCTCTTCGCCGCGCTGAATATAAATGCTGTGGATGTTTCTGCTGCGGGCTCCGCGTGATTCCTCGTTAACAGGCTTTCTGTGCTTAACAACAATCTTAATGTTGTCTAGTGGTTGATAGCTGGTCTTTGTGCTGCCTGTCATTACCCCAAAGCCTTCCATTACATCCGCCATATCTTTCTCCGAATTTTTAATTATGTTAATTGCTTCACCCTTAGCTTTTAACTTCTTACCAAACACTCTATAGTCAAATGTAAGTTCTGGACTTGAATTAAAAACTAGCTTCTTAAGCTGTTCGCGTACAGGATGGTCGCTTAGATCTTCGCTGGTAGCTAAACTAACTTGCATATTGTTTAAATCAATACGTACTAGCACGTTTGGCTTATCCACTAAGAAACGTGTAGCGTCTTGAGGGTTAATAACTAGTTTTCCCTCTGGATCGTATGATTTTACAGTATACCCGTAACCCTTTAGTAGGTTAAAGATTTTCTCTGCAAGTTTTTGCGTATTAACTGCCATAGTATTATCTCCTAATACTATTTATCAATTCTGCTATCTTATTTAGAGGCTCACAAACGAGATCTGTAAGAAAACCTAAATCTGTAATTCTTTCAAAGTTATGCAGTTTGTAATCTATTGTATACGTGGGATTTTTATAATAATACGCAACTAGTTTACTCACTTCTACTGGGTTAGTAGTGTCAAATTCACCGGTGAGTAATTTAAAACCATAATTTTTAACATGAGTAATTGCGCCTTTGGGTGCATACATAATTGGCGCTGCCCCGGTCAGAAAACTTTTATATGTTTTCTCGGTTACACCTGCGGGTCCTCCCATTGGTGTAGATATTTCGTGTCCCATATAAGTTTCGGCACAAACATTAAACTTATATCTGTTAAACCATTCTGGAAGAGGAGATATTACATCAACCCAATCCACTGAGGGTCCTTCTAAAAATTTAGGAAATGTATACTTAGATAAAAACTCTAGTTGTTCATCTGTATAAGACTCTGATTTTTTATAGCGTACAGTAGATGCATAATTATGTTTAGTTATATTATACGCCAAGCTCCAATTAGTTTTTTCTAGAATACCAAGTTTGTCTAGTTGTACTAACAGTTCAACTCTGTTTTTTCTAGGCTTAAATAACGGCACTGCACAAAACTCTGTAGCGTCAACCGATAATTTGTCTAACATTTCTTGCTGTATAGACTTATCAAAAATAGCAGAAGAAAATGTTTTACTGACTATTGCGGATTGAACAGCCCAGTATTCAAAAGGAACTTTATAAATGTTAAGAGGTGGATAACAGTCATCTAGTTGAAAACAAAAACCTACTAGAAACAGCATCTTTGGTTTTATGTTTAGGTTTGTTAAAATTTCTACTAAGTGAGGTCTTGGTGGTCCGTATAGTGTACCGCCTTCTTCAAAATCGTTTAATATAACAATATAACTTTCAAGCAAACGCTTTAACTTTTGCTTTGGCAACGAGTTTATATTATCAACTGTTATTTCAATCGCTAAATTTTCAATGTTAGGTTGAGACAACAATAACTCGTCAATATCTGCTCCAGTATTACCATAATACTTTCCAATTGAAACATCTTTCAACTTAGGAAAAACATACGGTGATATTATATTTGTAGAAATATAATTTCTTTGATCTGTACGAAAATCATGAGGTAACGCTAAGTTTCTAGATACTTTATCGTTTAATAAATGATCAACAAATGTTTGCCAAGTATAGGTAGCAACGCCCTTTAATGAAAGTTTTTCAATATGAATCATTACAATACCGGCATGGGCGAGTCGTATTCATCTTCTTGTAGATATTCATCTGCGCTTAAACTATTGTTAACTGCGCCAAACACTTCATCTTCAAATGTACTAACATAAGTTATAACACGAACAGCAATTAAAAGACTCATTACCAAATCGTCTGTTTGTCCTGGTTTAGCACTATAACTATTACCCCTGGCAACAAAGTTCTTAAGTTCACTTATAAGCATTTTGCTGTTAACAGTAATCTTGTCTTTTTCAATTAAACGTTTTAGTGCAATAGCTGCTTCAACTTTGCTCTTGTGATTAGTGTGGAAACCTTTGCGACCTTTGTAGCCTTGAATACGCTTCGGCTCATGCAAGAAGTCACCGGGGAAGTTTTCTTCTCCCGTATCTCGAATAACAACTAATGCTGCTTCACCAATAGTATTGTTTTCTACAGTCCAGTAAATTTGGTGTGCGCCGCGTTCTTTGATGTACTGCATAATGTCCATCATGGTACGCATCTGTCCTTCAATAGGTGTTTTATTACTGCACCATTCTGCAACTTGTATCATAGACGGCAGCTCTACAACTTGAATAGCAGCATTGTCCCCTCCAGTGCCGGCGCTGGGGTCTAATGTAACTACATACATATTTGCAGGACTTACATGCTTATACCAGCGTACTTGTCCCATTCTAGAAATTGGTTCAGTGCCTTGTAGGTCTAATAATTTGACTGCACTAATTAATGTTTCATCGTAAATAACGAATTCACATTCGTGTTCACGACGGAATCGTTCGTCACCAATTCTACTACGTTCTGCATCGGCCCATACTTGATCACGCTCTGGGTGCTTATCCCATTTAGCAAACATGGCTTTAAACCCATTTACACCTACTTCGGTTTCGTTACCATATTCATCAAAAGTCTTGTTTGCTGCTTTCCAAATTTCAGCAAATGTATCTTCATCACTGCTAGGTGTGCTAGTAACAATACACTTACCACCAGTTGACAGTGTAGGAGATAGTGCAGCCCAAAATTCTTTAGCAATAGTATTTCTAACGAACGCGAACTCGTCTAGATAAATTAGCGAGATAGACATACCACGACCAGTGTTTTCTGTAGTTGTGGTACTCACAATACGTGATCCATTATCAAAGGTGATACTACCTTTGTTGTATTCAGTTACACCTGCTCGAATATAGTCGGGTACGTTTTCATATGCATAACGAATACGTTGCATAATTTCACTAGCACCGGTTTGTTTGTGTGCGGCAACAAGAATAGTACTGTCTGGTACAAACATTGCATACCAAAGTAGATAGCCAGCAGCAACAGTGGTCTTGCCCATCTGGCGACCTAGCATGTTAATACTGTAACGATAATCGTTGTAATTCTTAATTAGCTCTAACTGATAATCAAATGGAACAAACTTAATGGCACCTTTTGTAGGGTGCTGAATCATCATGTATTTTTCCATAAAGTATCTAGGACCGGTTTGCGGATGACAACATGCCCTAAATTCTTTTAGCGTGTCATTACTGTACGCTACTTTAGCATACGCTGATTTAGTTAGACTACTTTCTACTGTACCTTTAGCCATATAGATATTTATCGAAAAAAAAGCCCGCTGTTGCGGGCTTTCTGAACTCCAAAAGAGTTTAAGTGTTACGCCAGCCTTTTTTGTAGTTTATCACGTAAAACATTGATTAGTGTCTGTTTGTCTGTGCTATATTTTACGTCTGCTGGTTCTTCATCTTCACAACCACATGGCTCTTCAGCTGGTGCTTCTGGTGCATGTGGTGCAAGAGCTACTGCAACGTCTTGCATACTTGGCTCTTGTTTTCCCCCATCACTATCGTAATCAATGCCTGCTAGCTTTAGAATACGATGCAATTCTTCCATATCTTTTGCTGATGCGTTGATGTTTAATGTAGCATCACCCATCTGCTTACTTTGATTAAAACTTACAGTAGTTGTTTCTTGCGGTCCTACTGCGCCTGGCATTGTTTCAGGCCCTGGAGCGTAATAGCCTTCTTCAACAGGCTCTTCTTCTGGTGCTGGTAATGCTTCGACACTTCCGACAATGCTGTCATAGTCGTCCATGCTTAATGGACCGTCTTTTGACATTGCAATCATACGCTCTGCTACGTCATGTAAATCCATATCTTCGTGTGCATCTTCTCTAGCATATTCCATCATACGTAGTAACAGTGGAACATCCATAGTTACTGTGTCAACTTCGTCGACTTCTGCTTCTTCAACATCTTCTTTCTTCATGCGATTGTTCCACGCATGTTGTTTAATTATTTTGCGGATTTCGTCTGTATTAGATGTGTTTTTATTGGCATGCTTACCAATAACTGCATCTACAGACATGCCAGAATCGAGATCTTTCTTAATCTGTTTTACGTTTAACGCTTCATCAACACTTTCCATATGGTCAAAGTGACCTGCTTCTAAATCTTGAATTACTTGTTTAGTCCAGATGCTTACATCGCTTGAACCAATTTCATCTAAGCCATCGCTGCCTGCAAAATCAGCAACGTCATCAATAGCTGCCATAACTTTTACAGGACCGAACTTGCTTAATAGATCAGTGTGTTGCATCATAATGCGGCGTGTGATTGCACCTGCTACTGCATCAATGCTGTCTTGATCTTCATTAACGTTTTCTTGTGCAGGTTCTTCTTTTTGTGCTTGTTTCATTAATTGCACAAATTTACTTCTTAGTTGTGGATCTGATAAAATTTTTGTTAGTGCATCTGCGTAAGGATCTAATGCTTTTGCAAGACCGGGTGTTAGTGTTTTACCTGAACCTAATGCACCAAGTGCTTTTGCTACTGCTGAGCCAGACTGTCCAGTTACACCTCTCATTGCATTGGCGCCCGAAACGGCTGCGGCTGCTGGAGCTGAACCAGGTTTTGGTGCTGGATTCATTCCCATTTCAGGCGATGGTGTCATTCCTGATAATTCAAAAATATTAGACAAACGCATCTTTAGTTCCTTCTAGCACTCTGACTAATAATGTCAACTTCTTTGTTTTCTACACCTCTACCCATGTTCGCCTGGCCGTGCATTACGTCCCATAATGGCTTTAAATTATCGCCCATAATTTCATCTTTTGTTGGATAATTTTTAAAATAGTCTGCGCCTTTTTCGGCTTTAATTTTTGCTAAGGTGTCTAAAAACTTTTTGTTATATTCTTCGCCAAAATAAACGCCATCTTCTAAGCCTTCATTTTGCATTTCATAATGTGACTGACCATCGTCTTTGGCTAGTACTGCATCATCTTCGGTTACTGTGCGATCTTTATTATAAGCTGTACGGTCTGCTGCATTGTCTGCTTCTAGCTTACGTGGCTCTTTAACGTTATAGCACAGTACTCTATCGTGATCTAAACCCAAATGCACTGCTAACCATACTTCTAAAATTCTTTCATGAACAGGATACTTTAACACAACATCTGTACTGCATACTTCGCTGATTAGCTTTACGCCTTTTGCACGAACAAATTCCATTGGATTCTCTTGGATTGGAGTACGCTTGAAAGGTGCTACGCTAACTACATTATACTTAGCCAAGCAGTTTTCAATAATATCTAAATGCTCGGGCTTACAGTCAGCCGCAATTTTTACTCTAAATGAGTATTCTTTCTTAAAACTTTCAGTAATGAAATCTTTTAGTTGCATGGGTTCAATCTCCTGTTACAACTATTTATCATTTTTGTCAAAAAGAAAGGGGCCACTAGGACCCCTTCCCAATTTGTCTAATACTTTACAGTATTATGATACTACGATTGATGTACCCAATGTTACAGTTGCGCCTGAGAAGTCGTAACCGTTAACAGTGTCTGTACCAATAGCTTGTAGCTGATCTTCTACAGAAGCTGCATCAAACTGTGAACCGTCAACGATGCAGTGTAACTGACCGCTGGTGTTTGATGGTAGGAAGTATGCTAGAGGTTGAACAATTGATAGAACACGCTCTACTGCTTCACGAGTGTTGTCGTCTTCTGATGCTAAACTTCCGCCTGCATCAATTACTACCGCTTTAAGATTGTGGCGGCTAATTAGTGTACCTGTTGCAAATTCTGCAACGCCTTTACCATTACCTTTGGTTTGTGCCATTTTATTCTCCTAATAATTTTTAAGTTGTTATACAACTATGCATTTATTTATCACTCTTGCCTAACATTTTTAACAGTTCATTACGGTCAAAGGTGTTAGAGCTTATTTCTTCCGCTTCGCTATCGCCTATCTTTTTAGCAGTTTGATCTACTCGCGCTTTTTTAAGCATTAAGTCTACTTGCTTTAGCTTGCGGCTTACTTTGCTGTCTTTGGCTTCTAGTGCAATTTTAAGCATATTTGCAGCATTGTTAAAAACCTGTCCTGCTGCCATATCGCTCATATTCATGCCCAAGCTCATAAGCTGCTGATAGCTGTTCATTGCTTCTAGTGCAATAGCATCCATTTCACTGTCGTGAACTTCCATACCACGTACTTCAGCTAGTGCATTATCAATTTTTTCGCTAATACTAATAGCCTCTTGTACTTCGTCAATGGTCGCTAACTGCTGATCTGTAGTTTCTCCTACACTAGCAGTATTTTCCAATGCTTCTTCTAGGGGTGGAAGATTAAATTCTTCTTCTAACTTTCTAGTCATACAACTACTTATTACTTTTTCTTCTTAGCTACTCTGCTTTTAGGTGTTCGCTTTTTATTAGTATGAAATATTTGATCTTCGTTGATAACTTTAAAGCGTATACCTTTGCGCTGACACCATTCTTGTGCTGCGGCCCATTTTGCAGAATTTACAATAGTTGCTGCTTTGTTTTTTGCTGTTCTTGCATTTTCTAGTGTAGTCTGATTGCTAGGTTTTATCTCTATTAGCTCTACATGAGCTGTTCCGCTTTTGTCTACATACTGTATCATAAAATCTGGAACGTAGTTTGACCATTTGTTTGTAAGAGGGTTAAGATACGGAATCTTTACGCTTTCGTTTGCCCATTTTAAAATATTAGGGTGTTGGTCACACATACGCATAAATGCTAATTCCCAGCTACTTCTAAAGTAAGGGACATTTTGACCTACATATTTTTGAGGGTTTAATACTGTATAAACCCCTTGCGAAAACTGTGACATGTTAAGGCTTTATCAAATCTTTAAACAATGTTGATGCATTGTTTAAAGGTCTTACTAAATTAATTCTATTTCCTACAGGTCTTAAAGCATTAATTGTATTGTAAGTATCTACTGTTAATTTTAAAGAATTATCATTAACACTAAAGTAATCCATAGGATTGACACGCTGTTGTGCAGCTACTCTAATTAAAACATTTGCCATTGCTCTAGCATTAGCTTCTTTAAAACCAGATTTAATTAATCTCTGTTGTACTTGTTCAAGTAGATCAGAGTTTATAGGATCATCTTTATCCTTAAATAAATCTGCTAGGATTGCAGTACTTGCTTCTGGTATAGGAAATTTAACTGTGGCGTTTTCTAGATACGCCACTAGAGTATTTTGTGTAACTTGATATTTTACTTCATTACCGAAGGTGTCGTACAGATTGGTCGATGACATTACGGGCCGCCTCCTTCAGTTGGAGTTACTTTTTGTTTTTCAGCAGAAGAGCCAGAAGTTTCTTGAACAGTAGTTTTAATGCCTCTAGTCGGTGTCTTAATTACACTTGTAATACCAGATACTACACCGCCTACTGCTGTTGAGATTACAGCATTTTTAACACTCTTACCATGTATTGCAGCAGAAAGCGCCTGATCGGCAACATTGCTTAACAGTCCGCCTAGGAAACTCTTATCTTTGCCTGTTGGGTTAGCAAATGTAGCTGCGTCACCGTAGATTTGAGCTAGTTTTCCGTTTACAACTATTGCCGAATCAGCAGTCTGAGTACTCTGAGAATTTTGGGCCACTTGTGCTTGGAATTCTGGAGAACCTGCTAAGTCCGAATCAATTGGTGGAGGAGCTCTGTACTGATCGCTCTGTGCATCTGAGCCGTTGACAGCTTCGGCACTTGACGGATTAGTTGTAGGTGAAGCCTGTACTTGAACTGTTCTGGCGTAACCATCAAGCAAGTCAACGTCCATTTGTTTTAATGTAGGAGGCAAGTTAAGTGGGACAAATGCTGGACCTTTGAAGTTTCTTGCATTTTCGAATCTACTTACATCTGACTCAGTTAATCCAAAGTTAACAGATTCATAAATTGTAAACGATTCGTATTCAAATGTCATATCAAATTCCATAACATCTGAACTTGAATAATCTATTTCACCTGTTCTAAATCTTGTCAGTACAGGATTAAACAAACTATATTGCACACCTTTATT